CACACCGTCAATCGTGACTGCGTTGTTGTAGTACGCCGTGCTGCCCTGCGTGACCAAGAATACCACCGTGATGGACTGACCGGTTGAGAGCAGCGTGTTGAGCGACGTACCCACAGATCCACGGAAGTTCACCGTCCAGTTAGCCGATGCGTTGGTCGTGTAGTACAGAACCGATTGGGTCGTTACGTCGTAGTTGACCGTGCCCGTTGCCGCAGTAGCCGAGACCGTCGTGGTTTCAGCAGCGTCCGACAAGACCATCGCCAAAGACGAGGAGCTACCACTAAAGGTCTGGGTCGCGGTGAAGTTCGTAGTGGTGCTAGATGAGACATAGTCCGTGCCTGCCGTCGCCGCAGTGAATGCGCTAGTACCGTTGCCTTTGACAATACCGGTGATCGTCGTTGCGCCCGTACCACCCGATCCAACAGGCAGAGCACTTGCCAACGTGACCGCTTGGCCCGAAGAGATAGTGATGGCCGTAACGCCACCGGTCTGAAGAGCTAATGCTCCAGACGTATCTGCGGTTTGTATGATTCCGCCGACTGCGGCGTTAATTGTGCTAGGCATTTCTTACTCCTTACGCTTGCTTCAACACGCCATCGGCAATCAATTTAGCAATAGCGGCAGCAGTTGCGTCTGCGATCTTTTGTTCTTCCGTCTTAAAAGAGATAGCGGGCTTTTCAGAAGTAATAGGATGTTCATTTGATGGTAGTTCAGGTTCTACAAATGTTCCATTCTCGTACTTCCAACCGGGTCCGGGCCTACCTTCCAAACTAGAAACGTCCACCCAATCCCCTACGGCTTCAGAAGGAGGAATATCATCAGAAATAGCGATGTTGCGTACTTTTCCGTCAACAACCATTGCATAGTGTCCCATAATTATTCCTCAAAGATAAAAGCGGAATACGGCAAACCCATTTCCACCTGCGCCACCATCACCATTTATAGGGCTACCAGAATTATAGTTATAGCCGCCGCCACCGCCGCCGCCTCCACCAAGTCCACCATCGCCGCCTTTTGGATTAGAAAAAGTCGTAGACCCGTTTGATCCCGCAGATAACATTCCGCCGCCGCCGCCAGCAGCATTTATCCAATTTTGTGCCACTTGAGCAGTACCTACTCCACCAGCAAACCCCGTGTACCCCCAAATAGATACACTTGCTAAAGATCCCCCATTTCCACCTGCCGGAAAGAATGGCGAGGTACCTTGTCCGGCTGATCCGCCCCCACCTCCAGAAGATCCATTTCCTCCGACAGCCGAAGCACTTCCTGAAGTATTAGTAGCGCCGCCACCGCCACCACCTTCCCCGCCAGCTTGCCCAAAGCCAGAGTTAGCTGATCCACCACCTCCACCACAACCGTTTAATCCTGCTTGTGGCCCAGCAGTTAAAAAAACATTATCCCCACCTAATCCAGCGCCTAGTGGACCAGACGTTGGATAAATATTTACTGTGTTATCTACGCCAGTATAAATAGTGAATGTATTAGTTTTTGGTATAACTGTTGATGTTGCACCAAATTGATTTGCTGCATACCAAAGAAGCTGCCCAAACGGAGGTCCGCCACCCATACCACCAGTAGAATTATAATTTGTATTAACCCCACCACCACCGCCGCCCAGCGATCCGTTTTTAGCGCTAGCCCCAACATTGCTCCAAACCCCTGCTCCGCCGCCACCAATTGCAGCGTACATTATTTTTCCGGAAGTCACGTAAGTAGGAGACCCGGCTGTTTGCGTTACAGTTGCGGTTTGTCCAACGCCACCTGCGCCAATAGTTACAACAAGCGGTTGTCCTGTAATAGGAATAAGAAATACACCAACTCCACCAAATCCGCCGCCACCACTTTGTTGTCTCCCCGCACCGCCACCGCCACCGCACAACAACGCTTCAATACGCTGCGTGCCCGGAGGAACTGCAATCGTCTGCGAAGTCAAGATCGTCGGAGTTTGGATGTAGCGACTAATAGTACCAAGCGCAGAGCCGGTACCCGCGCCTTGAAACGTACCGGGATTCATTAGAAGTCACCCGCACGAGTTACAAACACACTAAAAGTTTCGGCGTTATTGGTTGAGGCTTGGAGTGACCAACCAGACTTCAGCAACAAGGCTTGATTCAGCAGCGAATATGACCACACTTGTACGGTGGTGCTGGGCGTAACTGCCGAAACCAAAATTTCCTGCCACAAGCGAATATTCGTACCATCCGAAATAAACAAACGGATAACGCCCGCCGTAGTAGCAGCATTTGCCACGATATAAATATCGTCCACGCGAGTACCGTTCGTGGCTCCCGTAATAACACTGACAATCGTGCCGGTACCGTTACGGTTAGTATTTGCAACTGAGAGTGCGGCTGACGCACCGTTAACTGTTGCTGCGTATTGTGCTGAAGTAGCCATTATCTATGCCTCAAGTAATTCCGTATGATTGAACAATAAAGTCTTGGGCACCGCTGATGGGCGTAGCGCCGTTCACTTGTATCGGGTTCGCAAAGTTAGCCACCTGCGTTGCGCTAATAGTCAGAGCAGTCGTACCGCTAGCACCGGTCTTGAAGACCAAGTTGCCGTTTGTATCGCCAGTAACTTGAAACGCCGTAGTAAGCGTTGTACCTGCTGCAATAGTACTCACAATACCACCCATTTCTGTCCAGCCGGGACAGTTACACTTGCGCCAGATGCCACGGTCACAGGGCCGACACTCAGCCCGTTTTTGCCAGAAGTAACCGTAAAGTTATTGGCGATGCTGATCGTGCTTTCATTGATCGGTTTGTTGGCTTCGTATGCGGGGTAATCGCAGAATACGTTCTTCGTTCCAGCCGAGAAGGAGACCAAAGATCCCGTACTGGAAGACAGCACCGTATCTCGGGAAAGCGTATTACCCGCTGAAGTATACGTACCGATACCGACTTCCCACTCCGAGCCGCCTTGAAGCGTGATGGTGTAGTAGGTCGTATTCCCGTTACCGATACCCGCACTAAACGTCTGAAACCCCGACGCTGCACCAGCAAGCGTAAAGCTACCGGTACCGGCAGTAGTCGAGGTCTCTTGGACGCGATCCGCAAGAACGAAGGCCATCTTAGCCTCCGTTAGGCAATACGGATGATTGCGCTGGTCGAGTTAGCCGCAGGGAATTGGATCGTGAAGTTGCCAGCCGTCGAGGACTTATCGCCACCGAAAGCCAACACCGCCACCGCCTTGTCGTTCTGCGTCGAGTTGTAGATCAACGCGCCGTTTGCAGTGATGGTCGCCGTCGTCCAAGTCACATCGTCAAAGTCGAGCCACGCAGTCGTACTGGTCGAGGTCGGAACCTGCGAAACAGTCAAAGTCTGACCGCCCGTGGTGTAACCGCTACCGTTCGGCACTTCGTTCGTAGACGAGTACGTCGTGGTCGAAGCATCAAGCGTAGCCGCCGAAGTGAAAAGAGCAATACGGAATGTATCCGCAGCCGTTGAGCCACGAGTAACCGTAGTACCAAATGCGTGAATGCCGTTCAGGATTTCTACCTTGAACGAAGTCACCATTGCCTGTGAAATAGCCATTAGAGGTCTCCAATAAGTTTTGCGATTTCAGGATGCCCAGCTTGCGAGAGTTTGGCGCAGATCGTAATTCGCTCTGACTCCTGTGCCTCTCCAAGATAATGAACCAACACACGCTTAATGTGTTCTTTAAACGTACGAGCTTGCTCTGCAATCACCGGATGGCTTTGATCACCCACATAAATGATCTTATCCAGCGCACGCTCCGCGATCTCCTCAGCCGTGAAGCCACGGTTATCCGTGGTAAAAACCTTCACACCACCAAGATCTATACCTGTCTCTATCATGTAACCCTATCCCTAACTTGCCCAGAGCGATAAGCATCTTGACGATCAAGACCATCACCGAGGCGTTTAAGTAGTGCGAGAGATTCTTGGTACTTCTGCTCGTAGTAGTTCATGAGATCCTGCTCACCCTTGAGGTAAGTATAGGCTTCACGAATTGACCCATAGAGCAACACCGTCTCAAAGTTCGTGCCCAACCACGACGTACCCACATCCACAATCGAAGCAGGGTAGTAGTAATAGTGCAGTTCAGCGGTGTAGCCGTAGTCCGGAGCAGGACCAAGAATCATCGTATTGTCGTCCCAGATCGCATAGTACAACGGAAGTCCGTTGTCGTTTGCACCGGGATATGCCGCACGAATGTAATTCACGTCTTTGTTGAGAAGGTACGTGTATTCGTTCGTAGCAGGGTCGATCACAGCGAGCGAGTAAGTCGCCAACCAGTCAGACGGCAACGCCATATATTTGTTGCCAGAAGTCATCGTGCCGGTCGAGTTCTTACGGATAGCCGGGATCTGAACGGAGTTGTAAATCCGCTCTTCAGCAAGCTGCACAAAATTAGGAATATTGGCTACGAAGGATTGCTCCGTAGACTCACAATACTCCTGAATCAGTTGTGTAAGCTGCGAATAGTTCATTAGTCTTCCAGATTAATCTGCGACACGAACTTCTTACCCTTTTCGGCAGCGCCAGCACCGCGCATATCCATCTTCGTGATGCCCTTATCGACATTCTTTTCCGGATAGCCATTCTGGCCGGTCGGGGCGCTATTCGGCTTCGGCTGCGTGTACTTGTTGAGCGGGTCAACGCTCCAGTCAAAAAAGCGGAATTCTTCGCTCATGTTACTTACCTCGGGCCAGACGAGCCGCGCATCGGGCTACGCTGGTTTAGTACCTTTGCCATACCGCGACCAACCTTCTTCATTTCGGCATTAGTCTTGCCGCCAGCACGCATCTTCTTAACTGCAGAATCAGGATGTGCGCCTTTGCCTTTACGCATGTGCGCCATCAATGCTTTTTTCAAACCCATAGCCATTTCAATTCTCCTAGGTCGTTGAGACCGTTACAGTACCGACTTGTCCCTGCCCAACAAGGGTATTGGGGGTCAAGCCATCATCATATG